GCTGACTGTACACTGGCCGGCGCAGCATTTAGCTCATCTAGGAACAGCACTACAACAGGATACTGGCTGGCAGTTTCTTCGTCTGGCAGGTCAACAGGCGCCGCCCAGTCCATTTTGCCAAGCTCTTTGTTATAAAACGGAATGCCACGAATGTCAGTGGGTTCCATTTGGCCCAGACGAAGATCGTACATAATGCCGCCTAGTTCATGAGTGATACCTTCAACTAGTTCACTTTTACCAATGCCAGGAGGTCCCCACAAAAAAATAGGACGTTTGACTTTGAAGGCTTGCAGAATAGATTTGCGAGCCTGGATAGATGTAACGGTACGAGCTTCTGACATGGCTGTGTCCTTTCAAGTTAAATAAGTCATTATTGTAGCGGAAATTGAATATTCAGTCAACTGTTAATTGTGGCGTAAGGGCTACACTCTTCGTCGACTTGTTGTAGCACCTCATAGACCCAACTCAATGGAATATCCAATGCCTGGGCAATGTATACTGGAGACTCATCTCTTTGAAGTCGTTCTTGAATCAAGGTATGAAGATCGCTCATATAGCTCACTGTAAACTCCTATTTGCTTACACAATATGCCTAGTATAACAAACTACGATTTATTTGTCAAAACAAAACCCTTTACAGCGTAGGGTTATAAATGTAGTACTTGAGTATTACAGTATTAAATATCATACTCCCATGTTTTCAATTGAAAATTTTTACTACATCCTACACATTAATCTTTTAAAACCGTTGAATCTACAAACAACTATGTACAGAATTTTTGGGTCAACAAATCCCAAACACATAGTAAGGTGTAATTATGATTCTGAGTTGAACAACGATTATCGTCCTTCATACGGAAGACCAGTCAGCCAGGTCGATTGTTGTTATTTTTTTGATCAAGAGCCAGTGCAGGAAAGTCATATTTTTCCGTTTATGGTCAATACCACATTCAAGGAGTGCAAAATTTTTGCCAATAGTGAAATCAGTGAATCAAAGAAATCCTGTTGCAATTATTATGGACTTATGGACTGGTATTATTTTTTCCATGGATTTGCTGCGTTAGATTGGTTTAGAGACGGACAATATTTCAATCAGAACATAAATTGGAATAAACCATACATTTCGATGAACAGATTGCATGTTAATGATCGTAGTTATAGATTAAATCTTGTAGCAAGACTACAAAAACAAAATTTAGTCAATCAAGGGCATGTTAGTTTACACCTTGATCACACTGAGTTTGGATCTTGGCAACAAGAACTTGACAACGTTGACACAAAACTCAGCCAATCTGCCCGACAGCTTGTGTCTGAATATATTCGAGAACCATTGATACTAGATAAAGAGCACACAACTGGAGATTTAAGTGCCGATTTTGGCCAGAGAGAATTTGAACTTTGGAAATCTGGTCTGTGGCACATTGTTACAGAAACAGTTTTTTATTATGATAAACTGCATTTAACTGAAAAGATTTTTAAACCTATAGTGTCACAGAGGCCTTTTTTACTTGCTGCGGCACCAGGCAATCTTGCCTATCTCAAAAGATATGGATTTAAAACGTTTGATCGATGGATTGATGAAAGTTATGACAATATCAACGATCATGATCAAAGATTACAGGCCATTGTTGATCAAGTTGAAAAAATATGTTCCTTGAGTAATAACCAATTGTACGATATGCATCGAGAAATGCTGCCGGTGCTAGAACACAATTTTAATCATTTCTACGGCAACTTTAAGAAAATTATAGTCAATGAAATGATTGACAATTTTGAAACTGCTGTTCGACTTTGGAACAACGGTCGAGTAGACAACAGAGATTTGCCTATAGGTAATGTTGACTTCGCTGTTGTGAAACAAATGCTGATGGGATAATGTTACCGGTTACGACTCCGGCGCAAGCATTAGGTTCTTGCCGTATTAATACCTTTTTACATCGTAGGTCCGTTGCCGTTCTTGAAGCCGATATGACCACCTTCTGCTTCGATACGCTTGATCACGTCTTCAAATAAGATGGGTGCAAAATCTGTGGCTTCTACACAAACGCAATGATAGCGTGGATCGATCTCAGTGCCGTACAAAACAGCACCAGTTCGGGCATCAACGCCACGGGCTTTCTTCACACGAGTGGCATGCAAGTGTCCGTGAATGTTAACACCAAATCGACCCAACGAAGCCTCATGTACAGGAATGTGACTCAAGATCATACCGTTCATCACATGGTATGCACGTAACTCACGAAAGTACTCACGGTACTCGTCATCACGAAAGATGTCATGGTTGCCACGGATCAATACCTTGTCGCCGTTCAAGCGATGCAATGTAGGCAATGCCCGGCGGTTGATCACAACGTCGCCCAAGTGGTACACCTTGTCGTTTGGACGCACACGATCGTTCCAGCGTCGAATCATTTCCTCATCCATCTCATCAGGATCAGTCCAGGGACGCAATTTCACCTCAGGATCATCTGGGTGTGTAAAGCGGCACACACCGGCATGGCCAAAGTGCGTGTCACTGACTAAAAATACTGCGGGCATGATGCCTCCTTAAAATTCTGTGTTCATCCGGCGCCAGGCTTCGTCGTCTGGCTTTTCGTTTTTGTCATATGCCCAACCCAGTGCCTTCATCAACCTGTGTTTGACTCGAATGTTGGGAATACGAGTGCGTTCTGTATCATTAAAGCCCATCATAACACCAACTTCGGCCACAGCACCCGAACGACATAAACCAGCCATGCAATGTACAACCACGTTCATGCGCTTCTTCAAGGCATGTTGTAACAAATGCACAATCTCTTGAGCTTGTTCATCACTGATAAGAGCCTCTTCAGGAAAACGATCGTCATCTTCGGCGTCCAAAAATTCAAAACGATGAATTTCCTTGAAATCGTGTGCAGGCTCGGGCCACCAGCTAGGACATGGATCCATGATTTGAATCAGCATGGAGTTGGGACCAGCATTGTGATGGTACCGCATGGGCACATCAGCAGCCGCTACGTTTTCGATCCAGGGCATGTCTATCTCCAGTTAATATGTAATTATAACACAACGGGAGATTTTGGTCAAGTACTAGAAAGTATTAATCTTCTTCCGTGTCAATACCATTGGAGTGTCTGTCTCGCTTGCCTTCTAAGTCTTGGAACAAACGCTTCTCTTGTGCAGTGAGTTTGTCCTTGTGCGTCTTTCGAGGATTGCCGCAAAGATAGCAGTGGGGGTTACCACAATCTAAAGCATGATGTTTTGCCAACCGATGCTTTTCCTTCATTAGATTATGATTGCTTGGAAATGCACCATGTGCTTTTGCAATTTTTACTTGCCTAGCAATTGCTACGTCTGTTTTGTGGCGCCGCCGAGAATTGATAAATTTGGCTAAATCGTTGCTCACAATATTCCTTGGTGTTAGAGTAAGTATTTACTACGTTACTCTGACATTGTAGCATAAATGCAATTAGTTAGCAAGCACTCGACTTATCGAATTGATCACAGCAGCAATGCGGCCTATGTCACGTAATTGCTCTACTGTGTAGCCTTCCTTTTTCAAGGTTTCATAGTGAGCCTTGACGCAGAAGTGGCACTTGCCCACAATTGACGCGGCCAGACTGTAGGCCTCAAAATTGGCCTTGGTGGTGCCACCATGACTGGCAATGGCATTCATGCGCAGTTGTGTAGGCAAGCCTCTGAGGCTTTCATCGTCGGCCATTTCAACATAGGGATACCAAACATTGTTTTGTGCCATGATTGAACCCGCTGTGACCGCCGCATCAGCTTCTCGACGATCCCCAATCACGCTGTGTAACCAAGTCCAAAATTTGGTATTGCCTGTGGCAAACGCCGCAGCCACAGCACAGGCTTCAGCCAGCTCTGGTGTCAAACTACTGCGCTTGATCACAGCATCAATGTTGAGCTTGGTATCCTTGGCATAGTCAGGGATGGTTTCTTTGAGTTGATCTACCCATTGTGTCATACTATTATTTCCTTTGTTATGTGTTTTGTTGATAATACTCGTTGTATTGCGGAGCAAGATTACTTAAAATTTGATACTTTGTTTTATTGAACTCAAAGTAATTCTTTGCTAGTTCTTCTAAGTTATTATCGTATTCAATGTAGGGCAATTGAATATCGTAACGAAGAGCAGTTACCACATGAACAGAACTTGGCCATATCATTCTTTCATTGAAAGAATAATCTCTTTTTCGTGATTCGCATATGTGTGCAATAAACCGTTCTTTTAGTTTTGTTTTTTCTGCGAAATCACCCAAAGCTCGGTAGTGCTCTTGATCTCTTCTAGGACTTAAACGAAGACAACTTTCTACTCGCATATCAATATCTTTCCACCAGTCTGCACTGCGATAATTCAAGACATCTCGAAGTTCAGTAAGCCAAGTATCTTTGTCTGTGTTGATGTGTTCAACTAATGTTCTAATAAGTTTTATGGTTAAATTTAAATTGTTTGCATCAAACGGATCTGTAAATCCCTGGGCCAGTCCCAATGCTATGCAATTATTCTTGACAGGGTTTTCGAAACGACCTGGAACCCACTTGATTACTCGAAATTCTTGTTGATCAATATTTAATGCACATGCAAATTCATCTGCTATTTCAGTTTCACTTTTTACAGAACGAGAGTTATATATGTAACCGTTACCAGACCTATGTTGTAATGGAACTCCAAATCTCCAACCTTGTTTCATTGCTGCCAAAGTTGTTGTTTCTGTAATTCTATGCTGTGGATGGTCAATGTCGTCATATTTTACTTGACATACCATGGCAGAATCATTGCTCAATTCGTCGCTGTCAATCCAACGATAGTCAAGTGCAGATACAAGTATGCGTTTAAATCCTGTGCAGTCTATGTACAAATCGCCTGAAACGGTTTGATTATCCTTTAGGTGAAGTTGCTTGATACTGCCATCAACCACTTCCACATTGGTAACATGACTGTCAATGAATTTTACACCAGCTGGTTTACCTACTAATTCGCCAATTAGACTTCCCAAAAGTTCTGCATCATAGTGATAACTATGACCGTTATGTTTGCTTATCAACCAATCGCCATTGGCATTTCTAATGCTGCGTTTATTCTTGGCAAACCAGCCACCTTCGCTAAGAGACAACATTAAATCATCTTTTTTGATTGCGCCTAGCTTGCCTTGTTGATAAAGTGTGCACCAAAGATCAACAATTCCACCATGAGGATGATATTCATTGACTGAATTGGAGTTTGCATATGCTGTCAACTGTGGAATATTTTCAAACACACCTTTGTATAAAAATTTAGACGGAAAATCAAAAGGATGTGCGCTTTGATATTGATCTTGACCTGTTGTCCAATCTTTGTGAAGGATTCCTACTTTGTAAGTTGCTTTAACCAGACTCATCCACTGTTCGTCATTGATACCTAGCATGGTATCCATAAACGAAGGCATACCAAAAGTCAACGTTTCTCCAACACCAATGGTTGGAATTTTACTGTCATAGATTATGGTTACATCTAACTCGGGATGCTTTTTTTTAATAGCACTGGCAGTAATCCACCCACTGGTGCCTGCACCTACTACAATAATTTTTTTTGTTAACATACTTTCTTTGATGCTAATACAATTTTACAGATATGTTCCAGTCGTTCAATGTGTTCAAATGCACGCCATGGTGAAGTGTCAATGGCCACAACACCGTGTCCTTTGATGCCCACAATATCGTAATAAATGTTACCATCCATGTCCAATCCCAAATTATGATGACATTGATCAGCTAGTTCTTCACTGATAGGTGGCACATCTCCTACATTGGGTGCCACACGAGTATAACGACTGAGTTCCGGAAACTCATTTACCACAGTGCTGAGATCAATGCCAGCATGCATGGCAGCCACACAGTATGTGGGATGCAGATGTACCACAACTCTGACATCATTGGAATGTTGCCCCATAGCACGTTGTAGGCCAAAGTGCAAGGGAATCTCTCCACTGGGTTTCAAGTTAGCACTGATATCAGTGTAATGTTCTTCCTGCCAACTCTTGGTTAAAAAAGGAGGCACAGGATTGATGACATCTACCAACTTAATTTTTTTAAACTGAT